ATCACCATCATCCCAAACTTTTAGGTTGTACTGATAGGGTTTCATTCTTCATCCTCACAAGGGAACATTTCGTTGTATGCTTCATCAGTCAGCACAAGATACTCTACATTTTCAGCATCTTTGTGGTCTTCGTAATACATCATACGATAATGATTGAATTGGTAGAGGTCTGTGCTGCCGTATTCTACGACACCATCAACAAGGCAGAGGTAGTTCATTCTTCATTTTCCCAAAAACACTTCCATTCTTCCTTGTCGTCATCAGTCATTTCTGTAATCTCAAAACCACTTACATCTTCAACAGGAGTTTTAAGTTCAAAGTATTCAATAATTTGTTTCGCATTATCATTTGCCAACCAATCACCAAATTCCTCCTTACTACACAGTTCATCGTGTTCGTGAGTATAAGGATTGAACTTCACACAAAAAGTCACCTTATATCCAATCGCACAGTCTTTTGTTTGACTCAAAAACTCCTTGCGTTCTTGAATCAACCTTTTCTGTTCTTCAATTTGCCTTTCAAGTTCCTGTATTTGCTTGTAAGTAAAGTTGGAAAGGTCAGTCATTGGTTTGTTTCTTATGAAGTCATTATAGACCAAAAAGGGCACCTGTGGAGATGCCCTGTGCCAGTTCTTCAAGTGTCTATTTCAGTTCCTCTTCAATCCTTTCAATCTCAAAGACTTCATTTAGAAACTCCAGACCATACTTACCCACAACCCAGGCATCTTTATCCTCAAAGAACCTGTCACCAATAGTTCTCATATCATATCCCTCTTTGCCTTTATCAAAGAAAGCAATCACATAACACTTTTTACCATTTGGGTTTTGATGCCACTTGACGAGTTCATACTTGTTATTGCAGTTGCTCCAACGGAACTCAATATCACGAAATCTCATTTACCCTCCAGTTCATCAAGTTTCTCATTCACAAAACCAGTCATATCAATAGTGCGAGGATCTACACCTTCATCAAGGCAATCAAGGTGAAACTCCATAACAGCACCAAGAATCAGACATGCTTTGCGTTTGTCATCCAGTGGTTGAGCAATGTAGTTGACAATGTGCTCATAGAGTTGGTCGTAAGTCATTCAATCACCTCCCAGTGTGAATCAGATTTGTCACCAAAACGATTTGTGCCAGTGCGAGTGCTAACCCAGAAGAAGTATTTACGATTCTCAGAAGCGAGAAATAACTCACCGCCAGTATCCTGCTCCACAATACAAACAGGATTTCCTTCCATTGTGTTAGCAAGACGATTCTTCGCCTTCTTGCTTTTGGGTCTTACGCTTACTCTTCTCATTTGCAATCTCCAGTTTCAGTTTGCGAATACCAGTTACAAAATAAGCAAAATCACGGGTTTCGGTGATACGTTTGATCTCACCGCATACACCACACTTTGACTCATAAACAGAGGAGCAACCTACGGAATAAACTCCATACTTTTGTCCACAATCAAAACAAGTGTTGTATGCAGTCTCAAGTTTCTTGAGTAGTGCTTTCTTCTCTTTGAGGTTCATAATGTTCGGTGCTTTTTAGTAGGTAATTGCTTCAGCATTCATCCGCTTTCAAGAAATCTTTATCAGATTCCTCATCACATTTTTCTAAGTAATCCCATTTCCAAGTTCTCCCACAAAAATCAATATCAAACCCAAACTTATAAACCCAGAAAATAATACTTACCAAATCACCACTTCCAGACCTAATTTGCAGATAAGGCCACGATGCATAATCATTCCAACTCACAGATATTTGAAGCAAACTCCAACGCTTGATGGTTAGAATTTGAACATACCAATCGTGACCGTAATCGTATCTATGTTTAAAATTAATTAGGTTCATTGTTCTCCTCAAAATCAAACCAATCGTCAAGAGAGTTAATTACTTGTTCAACAATATGTTCAACAATAGCATCTACATGTGGTGCTGGATCATGCCTAAATGCACGATTATATCCATACCTAACACCTTGTTCTAATGCCATTTCTAATATGGGTCGAAATTTAGGTTTCATTATCAGAGGAGGCAGAAAGAACCACAGTAATTACGAGCCCAATTAAGTGCTTCATTGAGAGGGCGAGGGTTGCTCACAACCATTGATTTTCCCTCAACCTCAGCAACACAAACATACTGAGGGTTGATAAGAGACATAGAAGGAACAAGAGTGAGGGTACCTTGCTTTCCCTGACCAGCAGTATAGTGGAAAATCATTTGGATCTCTTGATTACCTTTATATTATAAGGCAAAACCACACGAATGCAAGAAGGAGTGTGCCAGTTCTCTGGGTGTCATATTAGATTCCAAACCTTCCTCTGAGAGCATTGAAGTTTTGTGAAATCTCCGCGTCAGTCAAATATCTATTATAAATGGATATTTGTGATATATCACCCCAAAATTGAGAGGCATTATTTGGGTCACTTTGAACACCATTATTATAAGCACCAATAGAACAAAATCCGTGCTTAAATCTAGCATTTGAACTATTATTTGAACCTCTTATTGTTTCTGGAGAATCATTATAACTTAAGTTATAATATGGAGTTGCTGCATTCTTCCACCTCCAAGTTAACATATTCCATTGATTTGAAGCATAACCAGGAAGATTTTGTTGACTAAATCCAGAATCATTAAATCCTGTTCCATTGGTATTATCATACATACCGATTTGCCAAGTACCACTTTGAACAATTACTTGGTGGTCTTGTCCAGAGCTAAGACCACGAAGAAGAGTTCTCCAGTTTGAAGTAGAATTTAAAATTAAGTAAATCTACCGGAACCATATATTGGACTTCCAGTTAATGTATGATGATTTTCTCTACCACTCAAATCATTCCAAGTGGTACCAGATCCAGGATAAGATTTTTCATTTGCAGCGTCAAGATACAAAACTAATCCATTGGTTGCTATGCTTGGCGAGTGTGATAATCCCATTTTTGTTTCTCCTTAGATTCCAAAGCGTCCACGAATGGCATTAAAGTTTTGTCTACTTTCATTTGCAGTTAAATTTCTGTCATATACCATTATACAACTAACATTTCCTGCCATTTGCCAAGGAGCAGGATATAAAAACCATTCATAATATGACCAAGAAGAAAAGTCTACACTTTTTGCTTCCCACATATGAAATGCGCCATTTCTATACCCTTCAGTAACAGGATTTGTTACTGAATTTAAATCAACCCAATTCGTAGGACTACAGTATTTGTTGAAGATACTCCATTTATTGCACTCGCTTTGGTGAATCCTTGTGTCGAACCGTCTAAAGTAAATCTACCGGAACCATATATTGGACTTCCAGTTAATGTATGATGATTTTCTCTACCACTCAAATCATTCCAAGTGGTACCAGATCCAGGATAAGATTTTTGATTTGCAGCGTCAAGATACAATACAAGACCATTATCTACTATTTCTGGTCCAGCATAAACAGCCATTTACACTTCCTTAGTTTTAAAATATTTAGATTCCAAACCTTCCTCTGAGAGCATTGAAGTTTTGTGAAATTTCTGTTGCTGTGAGTGCTCTGCTATAAACAGAAGCATAAGAACAATAGCAACTTGTAATTTCACTTCCAGTATCGCCAAGTATCCATAGATCTCCAGTTCCACTTGTCAGTGCTGACGAATAAGTACCACTTCCCACAGAAACACCATTTACATATCCAATAGCAGTTGTTCCCGATAAAGTATAAGATAAATTATACCAAGTATCTGTTTGTAAATTTGCAGTTAGATTGACATCAGGATAAATGTGAACGGTATTTGTACTGGTACCAAATAAAATTCTTTCTGCACCGTCATCAAACCATGTTTGCCACCCAATGGAGAATGACTTTGACCTTAACCAAATACTATATGTTCTTTGAGATCCAGGTCTAACAAAATTAGATACAGTAAATCCTTGATTGTTTGTGTCATTTGTTTCAAATGCACGTTGTCCATTGATCAAAACCCAGTTTGAAGATGTCAAATTCCTCATAGTAGCAACATATTGATTACCACTTAAATCATTCCAACTGGTACCAGAACCAGAGTATGAGTTTGTATTACCAGCATCAAGACATAAAACTAATCCTGTTGTAACTATTGTTGGATTATATGCAATTGCCATGTATTTTATATTTTTTTTATTTATTTTCTTTTTTTAGGTTTTGGAGCGCGATTAGAGTTTCCAGTGGAATCCATGCTGGATTTTCTTCTGCGAACTGAACTTGAACTTCCGTTACTTTTTGGTTCAGACTTTTGCTCCACACTTCTCTTGTTCTTTTTACTGGGTTGAATGGATTGTTCATGATAGCAATCAATTTTTACATTTTTCTTATTAAGTTTATACCTGGTCAAGTATTTTTGCAAGTGATCTTCACATGAGAAATAACAAACTGTAGTGTTTTTCTTTTCTCCGAATTCCAACCGATATGGGTGATTTTCGTAAGGAAATAATGACGTTTCTATCATTTCAAATAATGGGGTTTTTCTGTGTCAAATTGATACCACTTTGCGCCTTTCATATTAAGACACATTAAAATAGTTTCATGCTCTCTATATTCGCGTGGGGTGCCGCGATACATGTAACGTCTTTGATATGCACAACACCAAACGTTTTTATATATTTTTGCCTTCTCTGTTGAATTCATCGCCCAGTGAAATCCTCATAATCAACAAGTCTACCATACTTGAAGTGCAATCTGCAACGGGGCCAATCTTCCCAGTGTCCTTCCCAAGTTGCAGGATAAACCTCAACATACTTTGTAATCAAATGGGGTTTATATGATCCACGATTGCCAGTCGGCACCCATTCAAAGTTCAAAAACAATTTCTTCGGATCATATCGAGGATCGTCTTCTTCAATAATCTCATATGTATTTGTACCCCTATAATCTGGATACCATAACACACCATTAGGATCTAACCAATAGTCAGTCAAGGTTCCGCCAATACCTTCTTCTATATCTTTGGTTTGACATAAAACATTTGTAAATTTTTCGCCCAAATCATAGGAAGAACGAAAATAATCAAACATCCCCATGGTTATTCTCCAAGTGTATGAATAACTGGTTTTTCGTGAGCGAGGATATGATAAAGATTGCTGTCTTTGGCTGCTGATACGGGAACAAACTCAGTTTCAGGATTAAACTCATCGTCACGAATTGCTTGATTAATGACAATAGAACCTTCTTCTCCAGAATAAGAACGGTGATAGGTCATTTTAGGAATGACTAATGCACCAGAAGAACGATTAAGGTGAACGATATGGTAAGGATATCGCCACTCTGGATTCACCAGTTCAAATGTTCTGATACCAGACAGAACGCGATTATGATCTACCTGATGATAGTGAATATAAAACTGTTTTGCACCTACAATATCATCAGGAGGACTGATAGCAGGACCAGAATGAACCACAAGGTCCTGAGCGTTTGAATACTCAACCGAGATATCATAGAATACAACTGCTTCTGTTTCACGGAATACTCTATGCTTCTTAAAGGTTACTTCACTCATGGGTCTGCTCCATTTGTACTCTATCTATGTAATGATAAATCGTGGCATTTGTATATTCAAACTCTTTGAAACGTTGTGGATTTTTCTTCTGCATTGTCATGAGCATATTGATCCAATCATAGCGTTTATCAACAACCCAACCATATTTACGTTGATCGTAAACCAAATCAAAGATTGTCATTATCTAATTCCTCATCAAGTTTCAAATCTTCAATAAGATCACCTACAAGGTCTTGTACTCTATCAAAAACTTCATTCATAGAATATGTCTTAACCTTACCAGTTTCAACATCATAAGACATTTGAAGTAAACTTTCCAGGAAATGTTTAGGATAAATCTCATCCTCTAAACTATCCCAGAAGTATAAGATACACTGCTCCAGTGGGTCATCAGATACAAGAAGAGCATATTCTTGATAATTATCTCCCATCAAGTCAGCCCAGTTCTTAAAGGAATACCAGCAATTATACCAACCTTGAATAATACAAGAGTGCCAGATATATTCAAACCAAGACAGTTTGGTTTTCTTTGTATTAGTTCCAAAAAGAGGTCTGCTAAACATAGGTAAAATTAATAAAGATCATCCGACAACTCTCCAACACACTGTAGCGTTTCCTTTACTTGTTGATTGGATATGTGCAAAAGCAGAATAGGAAAGGTCAATGTCTGCGTGGGAATAAGGACCACGATCATTTACCCTAACAATAACTTGCTTCATGTTGTCTTGGTTTGTTACCCTGATTTTAGTGCCCATAGGAAGATAAGGGTGAGCTGCAGTCCAACGATAAGCATTAAACCTTTCCCCATTAGCGGTGATTTGTCCATGAAATCCGTCACCAACTCCATAGTATGTAGCAATGCCGCAAGTGAGACCAGCAATTAGTGTTTCAATCATAAAAATTACATTAATTGGTTAGAAATTTGTTCTGGTTGTTCAATGTAAATTTCAATTGTTTTTTCATTCCAATGTCGAATAACACCAGCAACAATGAACATATTTGTGATCAAATAAGTTGCGAATATGACTGTTCGGATAATCGCAACTTTATCAGCAACACAATCTTTTTTGTGTGCCTTTTCCCCTAGCGCCTTCGCCCATAGTCTCCATATTGATTTCATTATTAATCTTCTTATTATTTGGAATTAAAATCTACTACATTATCATAATTTTCTGGATGAACTAAAACATTAACGTCAAGAGATTTGTGTTCACCCTTTTTCACCAGGATTGTAATATATTTCGAACAGACAAAATTAACTGTTCCAGATAATCCTTTGTAGTAGACTTTTTCGCCTGGAGTAAACATATGACGTTATATTAGTTTACAGAGGCAATAAAAAGATAATCGGTAGGTTCTTCGTCATTTACAACGAATTCCTCAAAGATCGAATGTGCCTCCAAGTACATTTCATTGTCAACAAGATACTGAATTCTATCGCAGTAAAATTCTTCGATTAGATCAATTTGATTTTGCTTAGTCATAAAATGCGAGTTCAAGAGGTGTAAGGTTGATTTTCATTGCAGACCATGGACGAGTTGAATGAATATCAACTTCTTTTCCAATTGTTGCAGAATTTACTGGCGCAAAATACTTGTCTTTCTTTGAGTCATAGAATCCCCAAACTGTTGCAACAGGTTTTCCGAGATTGTAGTCAAACTTTTTATGAAAACGTAGCATAATACGAGTAGTATTGCGCTTAAAGTTTTCAAATTCATAAGTGTAACCTTCTGGTGCCTTGTGTGGGAAATCAATCATGATCAGGTAGTAAAAGAATCTACAATTCCAGTGTCATATTCAACTTGAGGATTCAGTTCATATCGAACGGCAAGCTTGACCTCTTCCATAATGTTTGAATCATATTGAGAGTTGTAGTCATCACGCCATTCAAGCAAGATATCATGACACTCCTCGTCATTGCCTGCAATTACACTGATTACCCCACCATACTCAGAAGAAGGAAATGGAACCCAGTAACGAACAATGTAAAGATACTTCATTTGGTTTTCTAAATTACTCCTTGATAGTAGCACGCTGTTTTTGCTTTGTCAATTCCAGTTGACGCTCGAATTCAACCTTAAGAGAAATCAATTTGGAAACTAAGAAATGTTCCCACTCATTGCCTTTAACCAAATTTGAAATGTTTTCAATTTGTTGTAGACAAAAAATTAATTTTAACTCTTCACTCATACAAATTCTCGGAAATAATAATCAAGGGTTACTTCAAACTTTGACGCTTGAATCTCACATTCACAAAAGAATTCTTCAACTTGTTCTTTTGTCATATTTTGAATGATTTTTTCAAGTTTTGTGTTGTTTGTGTACATAATTATCGTGCAGTAATGTCAAGAGATTCCATAAGCATTAGAGAAAGATCCATTGCATTATCCTCATCAACTATAGGAATGTTTGCCTGGACAAATTCACTTGAAAGTTCTTGTAACAATTCTGTCATGCGCTCATCGGCGTAAGCAAACGTTGCAAAATCACTCTTGAAACCATCACGCAGTAGACGCAGAGATCTTGTGGTTGTAAGATCTTTGATTTCTTGTTGGTAGTCAGTCATTTGAGGAAAGTGTTGGGTTTGAAGATACATCAACGCTGATAAAGATAACCACCAGACCAGTCAGCATTTTCCAGCAACCATTCACGATCTTTGATCAGTCGTAGGTCATAACGTACACCTTTTGCAGGAGATTTCCAACTGGCAGACTTATAAACTTCGCCAGTCTTTTTATCAACGAAAGCATGAACCGAACGAGATCCAGCAGCGTTCATAACAATTTTGTGATACTTTCTACCAGTCTCAGGATAGAAATCATAATCACAAGTGCCTTGCTTCAGTTTAGAAATCTGCTCTTTGTGATAGTTGTGAGTATCAGCATCATCAACAAACTTTTGATGAGTACGAATAGAATAGTCGATGTAGTTTTGACGCAGTGCTTCACACAATGCGTAAGTGTGCGCCAGAACAGCAGAAGCAATGTCTTGCCGTGCTTGAGCAGAAGCAGCGTAGTCAGCGAAGGTCGTGGTGCTCATCGGGGTTGGTTCCCTTGCGTATGAAAGTATTATAGGGCACCCTAGGGTGCCCAGTAAACTCAGTATGCCAGTTCTTGATCTGGCACCGAAGGATCTACCCAGTAGTCGTCAGATCCCATATATCCCATCCAATCGGAAGGTTCGGATCCATAAATTTCAATCTCACGAAGTTCTTCGATCAGTTCAGATAGATCCATTGCGAATTCCTCAACTACTTTTTTAGTATAGCAAAAAACCCACCGAATTTGATGGGTATTGTACCAGTTAATGAACTGTCACCTAATTTCTGTTGAAGGTGGTTTTTTAAGATTCTCTACTGCTTTTGTGCGGTAGTAAGAATCATACATTCGCTCGTCACGCTGGATTAGAAAGACATTCCAACCAAGAATAGCAGAAAAACCAATCAATCCAGCGATCACATACTTACGATTCATTTGTTCATTTGAAGTGTAGGGACAGGCATTCCACCTTCGGTAGGCACATAGATCGTCACATTACCTTTGTTTGATCCTTCTTCGATGCCAGTAATATACAGATACTGAAGATACTCACGATTGTCTTTCAGCGAGTTACCGATAATCTCGTTTGCTTTGGCAACACCACCAGCACGGATGATTTCAGCATCAGCAAGTTGTTGAGCACTATCTTTCTTTGCTTGTGCCTCAAGAACTGCTACCTGACGAGTGTACTCAGCTTTCTGAAGTTCTGCTTTACCTTGAAGCGATTGTGCCCAGACATTGTAGAGAGGACCAACCACTGCGTTGATAATAAACAGAGAAAGAATAAAAGAAACGCCAATGATACTGGCGTTACGCATAGTATTGTCTTGTGTCATTTAGAAGAACCTCCAATGGGTTTGTAAATAAGATTAGCAAGAAAGATAATAGCAAAGTTCTGCCAGAAGGACAGGGATACACCAAACCAAGACAGAATCAGTCCAAGTAACCACGCCTCAAAAAGAAGTCCAGCAGTTGCAAGAACAATTACAACAAAGAGAGCAAGAGCAGTAGCAGAAGTTTTCATAGATCAAGCAGCAAGAGCACCAGAGGGAATTTCAACGACTTCAGGCAGTTTGGAATCGTCAAACTGATTCATATTATAGCACACCCATTCACCATTACGGAAGACATAGGCGTACTCTTCGCTATTATCGGGGAGCAGATACTCACACAAGTCAGCATCAAGGCGAGGCGGACAAACTTCTCCCCGAGCAGAATAATATGCTGGTTTTTTATCTTCATCCCAACAAGTGGACATATCGCCACCATCAATCAATTCAGCAACTTTATCTTTAGTATTATAATGAGTCTTCAGAATACGACCCAACCATTCGGGATAACCGTCCCAGTGGTGATACACAGAGAGTACAGATTCATCAGAGAGTTCAATGCCAATGCGAGAACGAGTTGCCATTAGTCTTTAGGTAAGCAATCAAAAAAGTCAGAAAAGAGACAAAAACATGCCCACCCAATACCACCAGAGATAATAAGAATGGGCAGTATAATTTCCATTAGCAAGCACCCCACATAGGATTAGCGAGTTGGGGAATGGTATTAAAACCAGTCACTTCATAACCCATACCAACACGCTCCTCACACTCACGCTCGAACTCACGCTTGCTGATAACCTTCTTGCTCATGGTATCAACACCCTTGAAAGAAACAACCTTGAGCATGTAGTTGGGAGAAACATCTGCATTAAGTGAAACTTTGACGGGATAATAATCAACAACCATAGAAGGTTTGCCGTCAATCTTGGAGAGAGCAGAGAGTTGCATGGGGCGTTCCCTTGACTACCTTTGTAGTATATGGCATCTGGCAGGGTCTGTGGGAGATCAGTGGACAGTCTGAGAATTGGATTTTTGATCGGTCTGCTGGACCCCCACCAAATTCTCAAATAAGACTTGGTGAGAACCCAGTCCACCACTGAAGCAAAAACCTGATTTTTTTGCAATTTCACCCAATAGGACCACTAGCACCTGCGCTGCTGGCCCGTTGCGCTTTTTTATGTTGTTGTATGAAACTACGAGCAGAATTCTCTGTGCGACATACTTTAAGTTGTTCTCCTCTATAAATGACCATAAGCTGCTTACCAAAAGGTATAGCAGCATAGTCACCCTTTCCTATAATAAATCCTTCCTTCATCGCTTTACCACAGAAACTGCTGCTTCTCCTTGCTGGAAGATAATATCCACTACAGATTGTACTTTCTTTGCAGTACTGATTCCAACATTGTTGAACACAGGTACGCAGACAAGACCAAAAGATTTGGTGTATTGATCCAAGTTGCCAGGTTGAATAGCACCCTCACGAAGACCTTTGGCGTCGTCATGATGCATTCGAATCACGCGACCAATGGTTTGAGAAATACCAATATAATCCATGGAACGCATAAAGATCACAGACTCAAGACCAGAGACATTGATACCCTCAGAGAGAATGCTGTGATGAAGAACAACAAACTTCTTATCGTTGTCCTTACCCCACGCAGAAAGAGTGTCAAAGAATACCTCACGGTTTACTTTTTTGCCGTCAATAACGCCACCAGTCTTGGCACTGATATACATGTAAGAATAACCCCGATCCTCAAGTTGTTGGCAAAAATCAGACTCAGAAATCAGACTGACAATTTGCTTGACTGCCTTAGCACAAATCAGAATCTTACTGGACTTATGTTCGTTAATAGTTTCAATCAGATTCTCACAATCGCGTTCTGCAATTTGCTGTCCTTTAGTAAGCATAGGAAGTTGCTTCACATGAACTTTAGGGGGAACAATAAAACCACCACGAACAAGTTCGGGAGCAGGAACATTGCAAATAACGTTGCCATAAACAGCAGCGTCATTCATACCAGGTTTGGAAATAGTAGCAGAATGCTTAGGAGTAGCAGTGAAGAAATAGCAGCGGTCAGCAGTAGAAGAAAAATGCTCTGTGGCAGGGAAGAAATGGCGCTGAACAGAGTTGTGTGCTTCATCGAAGTAAATGGTATCAACGTGAATATCTGCCTGCTGTAGGCGCTGCAGGGAGTTGTAGGTGGTGAAGATCAGTTTATTACCACGAGTCTGATCTACCCAGTTGCGGATCTCACTGGGGCGAGTAGTGCTCTGGTGATGCGTCTCACCACTATGAACATGCAACACAGAAGCATTAGTGATAAACTCAAGAAACTCACTAGAAAGTTGCTCAGCAAGGAGAATGCGAGGAGCAACAACCACAATCGTTTGAGAAGTCTCTTTCAGAAACTCACGCATTACATCAAAGATAGCAACGTTGGTCTTACCGCCGCCAGTAGGAATGATAATTTGACCCTTCAGATACTTAGCAAGAGCATCCAGAGCACGTTGTTGGTGAGGACGCAGTTGAAACATGATCAATCAATTCAATAAACATAATATAACACCCCCTGCGCGGTTACGCAAGAGGTGCTGTGACAGTTTTTAAAGTGGTTTCACCCACCTTTTTCTCGCAAACTTCTTACCAAATACTCAGTGAACTCTTCCATTTTTTGTGGAACAACTGACTGAGGATGTTCATTGATTGCATTTTTAAGTGCTGTCATTTCTTTCCACTCAGCATCAGTCAGTTTTTTTTGATTTCGTGCCGAATGTGTCATCGGTTTGCTCCCGCATATGAGCGTATCCTAACATTATTTAAGGTAAATGTGAGGTTTCTTAAGATTGTATTTATAGTGTTGTTACATAACTTAACCGAAGAAAGTTCCAAAAGAACCACGATCCTCGCCGTCTCCCTTCAATCTTTCTTCAAGTTTATCAAAAAGTTGATCTGTTTTAATAAGGGTATCGATACGACATACCATTTCAGATATTTCGCGAGCAACAAATGGTTTTTCCTGCCTTGCTGCATATGCAAGTGCGTTACGCAAACTTGCTTCTGCCTCTTTTAGACTTTCTTCAACCGATTCACTTAGAGCCATTTAATCTATCCTCACATTTAATATAAAAAGTTCCATTAACATAGCAAGACTTACCAGGTTCATAGTATTTTACCACTGGAGGGTTTGGATGGTCAACAACACAAACAACTCCAGTGCTGTATATCAAACCATTTAAACATGCATTAATGAAATTAACCATTTACTTTTTTAAGTAAATAAGATCCATTACCCTGATCTACCCATTCCACCATGTCATTTTCTTTTATATTTGCTGCTTCCATTAAATCATCAGGAAACTGAATATAATACTCACCACTTGCACCATCAATTTCAATAGGAAGTTGCCACTTAACTACTTTATCTTCTTTTTTATTTGCAATAAGATATTCTAGGTCACTATGTCCCCAAGGACGCATACCATCATCTTATTCCACGCTTTTTGACATTCGGGAGACTTATCATCTTTATCACAAGTCAATTTGTCATATGCTTCAATGTGTCCTTTGCCATTACCATTTAGAAGGGCAAGAAGTTCATAGCATCTTTCGGTATGATTTTTATAACTATGGTAGTTCTCACTAACCACATTTTTAATTACATCATAAATCTCTTGCGGCGATGCTTCACTACTATTGATTGCGTCTTCAATCCACTTTTCAAGATTTTCAAGTGAATACTTCTTATAATCAAAGTTCATAATCAATCATCTCTTGGTTTAGGTTTAGAGCAATCGTGACAATAGTAAGAGAAACCATCTCGAAAGTATTTTACCACCTGATAATGGTCTACGTCAAGCGGTTTCTCGACACCACACTTATCACAAATCCGCGTCTTTTTTGTATTGTTTGCGGATTCGCTTGAGTTCTTTAAGTTCAGCCTTAATATTTTTGTAAGCAGAGTCAGCATCAAGTTTTCCTCCCATTTCTAGTGCTATAATAATATCTACTCTTGTACCAAAGTGCGCTAATGCTCGTTCAAAAGAATCAAGTTCATACATTTTTCTCTTTCCACTTTTCTAGAGTAAGAATATCTATACGAGCATCAACTGCTTCAATAGAATTCATAAGTTCATAAAGAGTATTTGTGGTTTCAATATTTTCTGCCTCCAATATTTCCACTCTTTCTTGCAAATCAAGAAGAATTGAGTATATATTAGTTTCTTCGCACATTTCTTTGTCGGTGGGAGAAAACAACCAGCGTAAAAAATTCATTCCTCTATAACAGACTTATAGTATCTATTATACGCAAGAAATCTATTCATGCTAGGTTTTATGTTCAAACTCTGACAACATTCTAGATATGAAATCCACTCATACCATGGAGTTGTTGGATCTAATACATGATAGACTTTATCGTTGTCCATAAGTTTTATACCCAATCAGGTTTTCGTTCTGGCATACGAAGATAATTAGATGCAACCCAAGGTTTGGACGCAATATACATCTTGTAAGCAGTAAAAGTGTCAATGCTTGTGTCAAATTTAAATTCATCTGGCATAGCACGGGCAAATGGTGTTACTTCTGTAATTTTACCTTTCGGAAACAAATAGAAAGCGTCTACAAGAGTTTTATAGCAGGAATGAACTTTGTTATAACGCAAAGTATATTCATCGCACAAATTCAATCCATGCTTAATCAACCAATATGCATTATGAATATTTTCTAATGCCCATTTAGTGCAGGGATGATTGCGGAAAGCTCCCTTATCAGTTTTGTATGGCGTACTATCAGTTTTATATAGAAAACCATAACCATGACCCCACTTTTTAGACGCAACAATAGAAAGCATTTGGCAACACTCTAAAGGCATTTTAACAACATGTTTATCAGGAAGACAAATAGCACTTTCTGCAGGCCAAGGTGAAGTTACAAAAATATTCATAGAAGTTCTTTCCAGAATTTATCTCCTTTTTGGAGAGCTAATGCGACTGTAGTATGTTCTCTTGCTTGTCTATCTAGATCTTTTTCTTTGAAATACAGATCAGACCTCTTTTGGGCACAATAAAAAATATTAGCCCACATTTGTTGGTTAGGTGTCATTCTGAGTTTCATTTACCAAATCAGGGTGTGGTGCATAAAGAGGACCTGGATAATTACCAGCAAATTTTACTTCATTTACATTTTTTACACTTTGGTGAAGTTGTTTAAGTGCTTCAACAGTTTCTGGGGTTTCTTCCCAAGTCCATTGATTTTGGTTTTTGTCGGTAAAAGTTCGTGTCGTCATAGTTTTCCTCCTACAGTTCCTTCATAAGTGATTATATCAGCACCCCACCCTTCTTGCAACCCCTTAAGGTAGTATCTAGTGCTTCTTACACACTCTTCTTCGGTCAATGAAGTAATAATGCATTTACCGTTTTTATCATAGGAATCCCAAGTTCCCCACTTTTTTTGTTCCACGTAGAAACAATCATCATACAGTTTTTTAGTTTCAGTCTCGGAATTTTTTTGATGCATAATAATCTATAATTAAATGAACTCTATCAGATTTTCCGTCGTTTGAAACGGAATGTTCTTTGAGATTGTTAATCTCCCACATTTCACCTTCCAACATAACTTTAGATTCACCACCTACCAAAAATACAACATTTTCATTTGTTATAATTGGTATATGAATTCTATTGCAAAGTGAAAGTGATATTGTGTCGTCAGTGTGCGGATAAATCTTTTTTCTTTTTTTAAGTTTTGTGAGAATAATTCTTACAATTCTACCTTCACCATAAAACTGCTCTAAAACTTTTTTTATGTCGTAGAAATAACTTTCAACGTCATATAGATCATAATACTCAGTTTTTTCACCAATAGTATTGTGCTGTAAAGATTTTAGATCCCATAATAAAGGTATTGTTTGAGTATCTTTATGTACGTCGTAAATTTTTTGACGCACACTATTCTCTCTCCAAGGATCTTGGCCGTTTTCAATAATTTTTTCTTTTATTTTGTCTACTTCAAAATTGCCAACAAATCTAAAATTCATATCTTATTTCTAAACGTAATTAAAATTAATAAGAATCCTAGCATTTTTATCTGAACAAGTAGTTCCAGAGTGCAAGCAATTTCCAGAAAACGTTAGTAATCGATTCTCAACACTTTCCACCTTATCTCCATTTTCAAAAACAGTAAATCCATTATTAGAATTTATATAAAAAATAGAAACATTATGATCAAAGGAATTATCACAGTGAAATGGTTGAAGTTCTGCAAAATCAGTTCTTGGCAAAAGATTTGCCTTGATTCTTATAAGATTTTTATGGGGTATTTTATCTAGTACTGGACTTAAAAATTGATACCAGGAACTTTTTACGTTGTTTTCTGCAAAAAAAGTATGTGTAAATTGATATCTCTCACTTTCATCTGCAAACTTTGTTTCGGTAGGTGTGATTATACCGTCATTTAGATACCAGGGAAAATTTGCATTCAAAATGCTAGATTTTAAAAGAAAGAATTGTTGATAATCTAAGAAATTATCATAGATTTCAAATTTCATCTTTCTTTAAAATCAAAGATATAAAATGGTTGCTCTTCGCACAAGAATTCCATATTAATTGAAACTCTAAGTTCTTTGCTGTTTACCATTAGAGGTCTATGTCTCAGATAGTTTGGAAAAATTAATAGATCAAAATTGCTTGGTTTATATTTAAACGTCTTATTTTTTCCTAGATCAAACTCGATTTCTCCACCAGAACAATTCGGAACATTTAGATAATAAACAGAATTAATAGTAGATGTCTTCATATGATCATGCCAAATTTCAGCATAATCACCACTATTGCTACAATATGCCCAACAAAAATCATTGTTTGTTGGTAGATATTTAAGATCACCAAACAATTCCACACACGTTTCTCTAAACTTTTTTAAAAGATTTGCAAAAAAACAAGTGGGATCGTGAAACAATGGAAAACTATATCCAGTAAGATCAATAGAGGTTTTTTTACTATTTGTATAAACAATATTGACTAGAGATTCTCTTTTACTATCATCAACTACTTCAAAATTTTTTATTAGAAGTATGGGATAATTTTTGAGTAATTTTTTATATTTCATGATTATTAATTTACTTAACGATTTTCCAATGATCGTCTCCAGATTCTGGAATGCAGAAGAAATAACGTCCCGTAATAGAAGAAAGAAAAACTTTCCCGTCTTTTCTTTGTTCAACTTTACAAGAATGGAGCGAATCCATCATAGTTTCAAACCTAATTTTTGCATTAGGACTCTTGGGTTCAACACAAATAAATTCAGTTTTCAAGAAAACCTCCAGTTGTACAGATCATTATAAGGCAAAAATTGAATTTAAAATAAATGGTGTGCCAGTTTAAAAACTGTCCTAGTTTTTATTGACAATTAGAATTTCATTGTCTGTTGTTTGCTTCCTTAATTCTTTTTTGGAATTGAGAGTTCTATTCAAAGAAAATGTATGTTGTTCATAATCTTTATAAAGTTCCCTAATAAATTCGCAATTTGAATTTGATAGCATAAACTGCACATTTTTACTTTTCAAAGTATCGCAAAACTCTTTCAATTTCATTTGATCATTCAATGAAAATCCCTCAGAAGTATATGACGTAAAATCTGAAGTTGAAGAAAGAGGTGCGTATGGTGGATCAAAAAATACAAAATCACCCTCAACAGGATTAATCATTTCATATGATTGAAATTTAATATCTGCAGACTCAAGAACTTCCGAGCAAGATTTTAGCAATCCATTATCAGAAATGTCCTTTTTAAGAGAAGTTCCAATAGGAACATTAAACAAGTTTTCAGAATTTACCCGATAAAGCGCATTGAAACAAGTTAGATTTAAGTATATAAACCTTGCAGCAAGTTCAACATGATTTAATTCTTCTTGTACATTAAATTTTTTTCTATACCGTTTTGGTGAAATTTCTTCTCGATCGTAGTTACGAACTGAATAGTAAAACTCTTTACTGTGCCGCGTATTCATTTGTGAAAGCAATTCAACAACCTCTTCATGGGAAGATACAATGCTATTGTAGACCGTAATCAACTCAGAATTAAAATCAGAAAGGTAATATTTTTTAGTATTACCGTACTTGGAATATAGGTGATAGAACATAGCTCCACCACCCAAAAATGGTTCATAATAATTATTAAATTCTACTGGAATTAGTGGATCATACTTGTCCAAGAGAGATCGCTTTCCACCAACCCACTGGATAAATGGAGAAGCAACATTTACTTGTGATTTTGTTTTTGGATTTTTAACAATTGGAAACTCGGTAACAAAATTAGTAAATGTCATTTGATAAGAACGTGAAGGTACTCTAAGACTTTTGCTTGTTGTGGATTATTTGTATTGGACTTATATCGTTTATGTTCTTTGGTTTTCAGTTGGTATTGTCCATATTTTGACATAATATTCTCCATTTGCTCCATGGTTAAGATACCTTCATTGTTATAAGAAACGAAAATATATTTAAAGTTAGAATCGCGAATCAGTTGGTCAAAAGATTCCAAAACAGATCTCTTTGAGGAATAATCTGATTTATTATAATCACCAAGTCCAGTTTTAGAATCCTCTTTAAATTGAAAATTATCATAGTCAACCAAATAATTAAGAATATGATAATTTGCTCCATACTGACGTGTATTATATGGAGGATCGAGATAAAGAATGTCTCCACTAATTGTCTCAATCAACTTATTCGCGTCATTTCGATAAGCGATACCACGATTTCCTGGTGCTGGTTGAGCAGGAACTAAGACTAGATTTTTAGCAGACCTTCCATTAAATTGTTTCAAAAAAGCACCATAAACTCCTGTCGTATTAGCATACGAGTCAACAGTCTCGATCAAAGAAGCAAGAAGAAAATAGTATTGATCTAAATTAATCTGATTTTCATTCAATAACCTTTGAATTTCTTGTCGAATTGCGTCAATTCTTTTAGCATTATGTTCTGTAAAGAAATTACGATTTCCTGCAGGAGAAAAGTTTTTATAAAATTTACCCTCAACGCTGGGAATATTATTCAAATATCGAATGAAATCTGAACAATCGATTGTTGATAGATTACCAATGTAATTAGAACAGAGAACATAGCTATACTGCTCAAGGTCATTAGAAGACACTTGCTGTACGTACTGTTTAAAGTATTTGGACACAGATCCAGATCCAGCAAACAAATCACAAAATTGCATACCAGAAATATCACCACAGACACTCTGAACTTCACTGTGAATAAAATCTAAAAGTTTAGTTTTATTGCCAATATATCTCATTTGATTACCTCTGCATTTACATTATAATTGATTTGGAAGTCTTCTGTCAAATTAAAGATAACTTCAGGTTCATTATTGTATTTTCCATAAGTGCAAAGATACTTTTCCGATTTAACTCCAGAAGGGAGGTGAGGAAGAATCTCTCGGTCGATAAACTTAGAGAACTCAACGTCTTTGACTTGTTTGATACCTTTCTTGTAGTTTTTAGATTGCTCTGCCTCAATCACATAAAGAAGATTTTGTGACTTGTTGTAGAGAACAAGATCAGGAAGACCTTTAGATTTCTTGGTCTTGTAATACTCACCATTGGCACTTACATAGGATTTTCCACACCCAGCATGATTTGTAAAGAGAACTTCCCATCCCAGATTAACGTAGTAATTCTCCATCACAATCGAAGCAATCTTCTCCCCACGATTTGAATACTGCCAGTAATCTTTATCATAGATTCCAGGTTGCTTTTCAATTACAAGGTTATTCCCATCGGGAAAAACAATAGTAACTCCAACAATCTTAAGAACGTTAACTAGTTTGTTGTTTTTACGCTCAAAATATTCACGAGGGCGGTTATGGTTGATAATCTGAATTTCTTCGTCTGTACTCAGTAGACGACAAAGATAAGCACGACTTGCAATATATCCCTCACCAGGATCGTTGTTACCTTTGTTTTTGAAGAGATTTGCCTGAATCTGAATCACATTATCACCACAGAAAACCCTAGAAGGAATAAATCCAGACTTAGATTTCTTAAGTCCCTCTTGAGCGCAAACATCTACAACTGAAGAAAACTCAATTGGATTCTCATATTTCTGATATCCAAGTTCTCCGATCTTAGAGATCAAAATATCAGCACCAAAGTAACTCATAGTAGCAAAATCACAATTATGTGAGTGACCAAAAGACTTCTGAGTTTCTTCAATAGGGAGAGAATTTGCAATCAAATATGCAAAAGGAATATTTCCCCACTTCTCAATAATAGCAATCTTCTTAGACGCTCTTTGAGAATTCATATTTCCAGATTCTTTTCCATTACACTTTGTTGCTTCTGCTACTGCAATGGGAATACTATTTTCTGTGGGAGGTTCTGAACGTTCATATACAAGAAAATCTACAAAACCATTGCCAGAACGAGAAACCAATCCATAATAAAATTCAGAATACTGAGAACTGCGAATACCTGAAATCTTGAAGAAGATTTTACCGTCAATAGTTGTTAGATCGTACTTAATCTGATCAAATTCAACGTTACTATTACATACCCAATGAATAAGATTAGGAATGTCTGAGGAGATCTGTTCTTCTCCGAGTACCCAAAGAGTCTTCATAATGCGTTTGAACCTGCACAAAGGTTATTTTACTTAGTATGGAGAGTGTTGTCAAGATATTGTTGCAATAAAATTATTTCCATGTTCTTTGCCTCTATTTCCCATGGTTGATTTTCATAAGAAACTTCGGTATAATCAATATTCTTCCAAAGACGTTTATTTCCCTTTTCTTTCATAGAACCTTTTACCCATTGATACACATGCCAAAGTTCGTGTAATAAAGTGGAAATATAGTCTTCTTCCTCCAAGTGACTTTGGATTTCGATCAAGAATGATCGTGGGTTATAATATGGACTATCAATGCTTGCAAATCCATAAACACCCTCTCTTTTTAATCCCCTGTGGTTGATAAACAAATCAATTTTGTGTCTTGGTAAATAGTGTTTAATAAACCAAGTAATTACATTTTCACAAAGTTTTTTTCTGTATCCATAACCAGATAATTCAAAACATAACATGGTTAATAACAAGTTCAGTTAATTTTGTTGCCCAATGAAAAAACCAAATAATAGATCCTAAAAATAGGATCCTATCAAAAGTGCTGAACAATTACATGCCTGTTGCGAACTGTCCAAATTTTAGACCACAATAAACAATTTTTGTCAAGAAGTGGTCAGTTTAAAAAGTGTCCACTTCACCCAAAATAAAATGAATAGAGAATTTGAAAAGAATGGATTGTTATACGTAAAGGACATATTTACTAGATCCGAAATTGCATCAATTAAAAAAGGTGCATATAAAAATAATATAAATTTGTATCAACCGGAATATGATAAAACAAGAGGAAACGTTATCATGTTTTACTCTCCAAAGTATGCAGTTTTTGCCGTAAAAAAAGCAAAAGTAGTTATTGAAGAATTGCTTGGAGAAGAAATAGTTCCCACTTATTGGTTCATGACAGCATATCCAAATAAATCATATTTAAAATATCATATTGATAGACCTTCTTGTGAGATATCTCTTTCGGTTACAATAGATAGTCCTACAAAATGGCCACTTCAAATCTTAGATTCTAGTGGAAAGAAACAAAAATTTTATATTGACACGGGTTCTGCTCTTTTATATAAGGGCATAGATCTTCCACATTGGAGATCACCTTTAAACTGCAGTAAAAACGAAAATCATATTCAATTATTTCTCCATTATGTTAGAAAAAATGGAAAATATAAAGAATATGCTTATGATAAAGATATTGATTGTTTTAATTTATTAAACTGTGATTAAGTATATCTAATCATTACTATTCCAGAACCTCCAGATCCTCCTCCAGTAGAGAAGAATGAACCTCCTTGCCAACCATTACCAGACCCTCCACCCCCTGCTCCGCGATTAGCTGTACCACTTCCAACTGGAGTTGCTCTAGTCCCTCCCCTTCCACCAATACCAGATCCTCCTGGCCCTGAAGGTGCAAATGGTTGCGTATAGTCATTATATTGTCCTCCTCCACCGCCAGCGGCATAAACTGTGCTTGTTCCATTAAAACTACTAGTTGTTCCAGTTCCACCTGTTCCGGCAGATCCAAATGCAGAGTATTTACTGCCACCAGCTCCTCCAGCACCTCCACCACCTCCACCACCAGAGTATCCAAGTTGTCTTCCTTGTCCACCATTATTTCCTTGTGATGGCGCAGTTGCGGGAGAGTTTCCAGGACCGATAGATCCACCTTCTCCGCTAGTTCCTCCACCAGATCCGCCTGGGTTTCCCGGGAATGCCGAAGAAGGATAAGAAGTTCCACCACCACCTCCTCCAGCAGCAGTTATTGTACTAAAAGAACTTGCATTTCCATTAGGACCTTTCGCTCCATATGAGGTTCCACCACCACCTCCACCACCAACAGTTACTGTATAAGATCC